ATCAGAAAGAACAAATAATAACTCTGATTCTACAACAACCGTCTCTGGACGCAATCCACAAGGAGAAGGTAGGTCATCTCAGTAATTGAGATAACGTTGAAAATGTTTGGTATAATGGTATCGATATGTTAATAAATAAGGCTCATTGGGTGACTAATGGCGACAATGTTCGTCTATCGATGCCCATTGGAAAAGTTGATATTGAGCGCCGTATGGTGTCAGGTTTTGCTACTCTTGATAATATTGATAAGCAAGGCGACATAGTAACAACAGAGTCTAGTATAAATGCATTTAAAAACTTTCGTGGTAATCTACGTGAAATGCACCAGCCATCAGCGGTTGGCAAGATTGTTTCTTTTAAAGAAGATCGATACTTCGATCCAAGTACAAAAAAGTTTTATAGTGGAGTATATGTTTCAGCATATGTTTCAAAGGGTGCACAGGATGCCTGGGAAAAGGTTCTAGATGGAACTTACACAGGATTTTCTATTGGTGGAAACATTAAGACCTGGGATGATGCATTTAATGAAGAGATGGATAAGACTATCCGTGTTATTAAAGAGTACGACCTATATGAACTTTCACTAGTTGATTCACCAGCAAATCAGTTTGCAAGTATTGTATCAATTGAAAAACAAAATGGTCACAATGTTATTGGTGGTCTGATTTCAAAGGTAGATACAGAAAATATTTTTTATGATCAAGAATCAGGAATGGTTATCTTGTCAGATGCAGAAACAGTTTCACACCCAGTTACTGAAAAGCAAATGAAAAACATTGGTTTTGTTGAAAAGAATGATAATGAGAAAGCAGAAATGATAAAGTTCTTAGTTGATAGTGCTAAAGGCATTAGTACAATTAAGATTACAAAGGAGGTTAGTCCTATGAATGAAACAACAGAGGCAGCAGTTGCTGCAGTTGAAGAAATTCAGGTCGCTCCAGAGGCACAGCCAGCAGAAGTTGTAGAAACTCCTGCAGTCGCTGACATTGCACCAGCAGTTGAAGAACTAGCAGTTGCTAAGTCAGATGATGGTAGTGCAGATTCTTCTGTTGAAAAAACAGAAGAGGGAGAAGTTGTTGCAACAGAAACTGTTGTAGCAAAGTCTGATGAAGCAATTGTTGAGGCAGTTGCAGAAATCAAGAATTCTCTTACAAATGCCTTTGGCGATCTTGCAACAACTATCAAGTCTCTTAATGAGCAAATTGTTGCACTACATAAATCTCTTGACGCAGTATCAGGTGAGGTTAAGACCGTATCTGATGATGTAAAAAATGTCAAGGGAGTTTTTAATGAGTTTGGCAAGCGAGTAGATGCCGTAGAGCAAGATACCGCTTTCCGCAAGTCTGGCGATCTAGGCGAGATCGTGCAGTTTGAACCCACAAAGGTTCAGAAATCCCTATGGGGCGGTCGTTTCCTCACAAATACCGACCTATTTAACTAAGCAATAAAAATCACTAGGAGGTGAAAAATAATGTCGGAACAAAATAAAGACCTAGAAAAAAACTATCCAGGGTCAGGCGGAGCAGGCGCAGAGATTAACTCTCAAGGCTCATTCGTTTCTGGTGGTGTAGGTAGTGCAACTGGTTTGGACTCTGCAGCAGCGTCTGTAGGATCACAACTCGGTAACACAGCAACTGCAGCCTTCGGATCAACATCTGGAGCAAACGCAGTTAACCCAACAGGCGTAGCAGGTGGTATTCTAGCACCAGAGCAGGCTCGTCGCTTCATCGACTATGTGTGGGATGCAACAGTTCTCGCCAAGGATGGTCGTAGAGTTACAATGCGTGCTAACACAATGGAAATCGAAAAGGTTAACGTTGGAGAGCGTGTTATTCGTGCTGCTGCTCAAGGAGCACCAGACTACACAAACATCGGTGCTACTTTTTCAAAGGTAGAATTGACAACCAAGAAGATTCGTCTTGATTGGGAAGTCTCTACTGAAGCACTTGAAGACAATATTGAAGGTGGAGCACTTGAAGATCATCTAGTTCGCTTGATGACCAATGCTTTCGCAAACGATATTGAAGATCTTGCTATTAATGGTGTAGGATCAGGCAACGATGCCTTCCTATCCATCATGCCTGGCTTCGTTCGTCAGGTAAACCAAGTTCAGGGCAATGATGCACATGAATATGCTGCAACAGTTTCTGATAACAACTACACAACATCAGTAATGCAGGGCTTGCTTCTAGCAATGCCACGCAAGTACCGTGCACTTAAGTCAAACCTTAAGTTCTATGCGGGTACTGATGCTTTTGCTGGTATCGTTCGTAATAACGGTACTCTTGCAGATGCTATCTCAGCAGCGTTCTCAGATCGCACTGGTAGCACACAAGCAAACCGTCAAGAATTCCTTGATGGAACTGCACAAACACTTGGTAATTCACGTACAACTCGTGTACTCGGTGTAGATGTTCTTGAAGTTCCTTACTACCCTGCAGGTTATGTCGACTTGACATTCCCTCAGAACCGTGTATGGGGCTTCCAGCGTGATATCACAGTAAATCGTGAATATCGTGCTAAGAAGGACACAATCGAATACACAGTATTCGTACGCTTTGGTATTCAATGGGAAGAACTAGATGCAGTCGCTTATGTCGACTCAGATAGCACTGACTCATAAAAATTAACCAATAGGTATAAGGGAGGGCGGAGTCAAAACCGTCCTCCTTTATTCTTTTCTGGTATAATTACAATTAAGCATAGGAGAATTATGAAGCCAACAATGGAAGAGTTATCAAAGCAAACAGTTATGGAACTAAAGTCCTATGCTAAAAAGAACGGCATTGATCTATACGGGTCAAACACTAAGTTAGAAATATTAGAAGTTATTGCATCATTTTTCCCACCAAAAATAGACGGTATTGAAGTAAAGCCAGAAGATCCAAAAGAAAAAGTTGCAATCTATTCACAAAGAAACCTACATATGGATAACCTTAAGCCTATTACGGTAGGTTACAACATCGTCTCAAAGGAGGCATCGGAAAAGTGGCTCACTCACAGGCTAGTGCGAATAGCATCTCCTGAAGAAGTAGCCTCATACTACGGTAAACAAGCATGAATATTTTAAGAATTCCCCCATACCCACTTTCAGTTACCTATACGGTTCCAGAAGCCAACACTGAATATATCTTAGTTATTGAAGATGTTGCAGAACAAACTGAAATAGAACAACAGGTAACTTCTAATGCAACGTCTAAGGTAACATATTCATTAACTGGTGATTTTGTTAAATATGATAAGTCTTATGCTCTAAGTATTTATGAAGATGCAGGTGCGTCGGGACCAGACATAGAGCGTGGAGATATTGTGGTTGAAGATAACCTAGATATTGCTAGACCTTATGTTAATCCAACAACACTTGCCATTTCTGGAACAGCAACAGATATTGCTGCATATGTAGAATACGAAAATTTAGCAAGATCAATTATTGATTCTATAACTGGCGGATTTTATTATAATAGAACTTACTTAGAGGTTGTTGGTCAAGGAACTGATTATGTTCCATTATGGAAAAAAACACATAAGATTTTAAAAGCATACGAAAATGCAGAATTAGTTTATGATTTAAGCGATACAGTAAATGGACCAGCGCTAAAGTCTTACACATACCTAATAACAAAAGATAAATCTGCAATTACAAAAGATCCGCTAGAGACGACCGATTCATTAAATCGTGCTGAAAGAAAATATCCAAATATTCCAGTTGCACCATCAGATTCTATAAGTCTTTTTGATACTGAGGATAGCGGAAATGTACAAACCATTGTTCCAGCAGTAGCCTTTCCAGAAGGAATAGACTGTATCTTTTTACTAGAGACTGGCTACAAGGTAGTTCCAAATGATATTACAGATGCAACAAAAATGTTAATTGAAGACATTAAATGTGGAAAACTAGACTATTACAAGCGCTACATTAAGAACTATAGTACAGATCAGTTTAAGATTGAATATGATAAGAGAATGATCGACGGTACTGGAAATATACTTGTTGATAAGATTCTTGATAAATACATAGAAACGATTATCCGTCCAGGAGTCTTATAATGGAATGCTGTCCAGAAACAGATTTCATGTACCCTATGAAGGCTGATATTTATTATCCAATCATAAAGCAAACGCAGTATGGTCAAGCAACAAAAGACTGGGTATTTGATAGAACAATTATTTGCAACGCAACAAGTGTTGGTGGTGCAGGAACAGAAGACATTAAGCCAGAAACATTTTTACAATACGAAAATAAACTTATTGCTAGAACAAAGAGTGATCCAAGAGTATCCTCTACAAATTCTGAAAATGCTATTACAAACATTTTAGTTACAAATGTAAGAAGTGCTAATGATGACATTGTTTATAGGGAAACAGCAGGTCCAAGGTCTGGCAGAGGAACCATTTATGAAATGGCTACAGTAGAACCTTTTATGGGACCATTTGGAAATATTGAATTCTTTAAGATGCTCTGGCGCAGGACAGAGAATCAAACAGTGGGTGACTAGTGAGAATAACCACAAACTCAAAAAAGTTTGAGTCTCAAATGAATAATATAATTCAATACTCTATGGGGTTTTTAGATGGTGTTGAAAATGGTAAAAGAGTATTTTTAAAAAACCTTGGTGCT